GAAAGTATGTAGGTTTTTGTATAGGTAATGGTGATGCTACAGGATAACGTTGAGTCATTGCTTTTCGGTATGCTTTTTGACGTGCAACAGCTTGTCTAGCTTTAATAGGAGAACCTTGTTTCTTTTTTAAAATACTCATAGCATCTTGTGGAGATAATCCACGTTGTTGTGCATTTTTAAATCTAAGAATCATGCTTGCTTGTGCTTCAGAGTATTTCTTTTTAGAATTACCAGCACCTACAATTAATGGTACGTTAGGCATTATTTACTCACCTTACCTTGTGGTTTACCTAATTGTTTTTTAGCAAACTCTTTAACAACTACTAACGCTGCTGCACCACCTGATAACGCAGCTAACTGTAAAGCCTCTGCATCTACACCAACTAATGGAGCAACTGTTAAAGCAGATATAAATGCTTCAACAAATGTCCATACAGTTTTTTCTAAAATATCTTTATATTCTTTACTCATTTAAGCCTCTGGTTTCTTTTTATATCCAGGTAACATACCTAGAATTTCTTCTATATTTTGCTTAGGTAATAGCATACCACCTAATTGTTTACCTTTCAAACCTTTAGCAGCTGCTTTTATTATAGGTATCATTGAAGCCATTGGAAAAGCTTGTGCGCCTTTACCTACATATGGTTTAACTTTAAATGGTTTACCTAAATTTTGTGGTTCAAGACCTGTAGTAGGTTTAGCTGGTTTTACTTGTGTACGATAAAGTTCACGTTTTTCACTAGCAGTCATTGTATCTTCATATTGAGGTTTAGTACCAAGTGTGCTTTCTAATGTAGCTTTTTTAATTTCACCTGTTTCAAAATCAAATTCAGTTTTATATTGATTAATTTGTTCTTCAGCAATTTGTGCAGCATAATCAGCACCTTGTTTTTTGTAACCTTCAATGATTGCTTTATCAGATGCAAGTCCGCGTTCTTTTAAATATTGACTTGCAGGTATTTTACTTGTAATAGGTTTACCACTAGGCTCTTGACCTACACGCATTTCAGGAACATTGACAGATTTAGGTGACATATATTCAATACCACCAGGTGATACTTTACGTTCTGGTGTCATAGTAATATCTGAAACTTTAGTTGGTTTTTCTTTTTTAGCAGCGCTTTGTGGTGATTGTGCTGGTTCTGGACCAATAGTAGCAGCACTACCTTTGACATTAGGGTCTACTTTTACAATAGCTTCTGCACCGCTAGCTAATTTAACATCTACTTGTTGTTTAGGTACATCTAATGACAAAGCTTCTTGTGTCAATAGCGGTCCTTTAACTTGATAATAAGGTGGTTTACTTCCTACACCTTGTTTAATTACTGGAGGACCTTCTGGAGTTCTAGCTTTAACTAAAGACTCTTGCGCTGTAACTTCCATAGGTTTACCTAATCGTTCTTTTTTAAGTTCTAAAGCTGCAGTAATTTGCGCTTTCTCTTGTTCTAAAAATGAAACTGTATCTCTTAAACCTTTTTCATAATCTACTGCTTTTTTAACACCACTAGCTGTACGTCCTTGTGGAGGTGATACACGAAATTTACTTTCAGATAATGCTTTATTTGCTCTAGCTAAATTATCATCAATTGATTTAAGCATCTCTTGTTCTACAAATGTAGCTTCTTTGTATGTTTGTTGTGAAGTACCGTAATCTAAAAAGTCAGGAGATGGACCTTGTGTAGCAGAACCTTTCTTACCACTTGACATACCACCTGTACCTTCTATTTCATCAATATAATCTTGTATTGGGTCTGACATTAAAGCATCCTTTTTTTATCTAGTTTAGCAGATAAAACTTGTACTTCACCACTTATCTCTTGTAATTTTTCCATAACTGTACTTGTAAGTATGACATCATCAGTTGCTTTATTAGATATATTTTTAACATCACCATCATAATCTATATACTCTACTTCTACATCTAAACCTGATTCAATAGCAGCTAATACACGAGGATATACAAGCTTATATGCGTCACGACTTGAACCTATAAACCCATCTTTAGATACTAGGTTACTAGTTTGTGTATTTCCCAACAATAAACATCCAGCAGTATTTTCATCAGTATTACCTGAATGCCATAGTATCCATTCAAACCCAGGTACATCTAGTACCCATATCATACCTTTATGAAAATCAGCACCATAACGTGATAAATAACGATTATGAAAGCCACCTTCAGTACGTAGACCTAACTTATAAGTGCCAGCAGGTATTCTAGTTTCACCCCAGACTTTAACATCACGTTGTTCATCTTCTAATGTGTAGCATAGAAATGTACGTTTACCATTGTTGACTTCAAATAGCAATCCTGATGTACTATCTTTTTGACTACTAACTCTAAGAACTTCGTATTTCATTTCCTACACCTTCCCATACTGCACACCAACCATAAGGTGCTACTTTTTCATTGAATAATACGCAATGATTATTAGAATAATGTTTACAATTACTACAATACTCACCAGCTTTAGGACTTCTATCGACATATTTTCCTGGTAACGCCATTACTTTTTTTTACGTATTTTTTTAATTTTATTATTATGTGTTTTAGCATATATAAAGTTTTTAGTTTCACGAATAACTGTACCTCTATAGGTTTTGCCACCCCACTTCCAACTTACTGTTTTAGCCATGTTACCACTTAACTTTATGTGACCAATACTTAGCAGATAATTTAGATTTAGGTTTACCTTGTGCATTATGTCTAGCATAATAAGACTTTTTACGTGCTTTATCCTTTTTAGTTTTAGGATTTTTACCTGCACCTTTTACACCTTGTTGTCCAAATCTAATTAACTTGTATTTGTTACCTTCTTTAGCCATAACAACATGCGATTTAGTTTTGTGGCTAGGTGTACGTTTAGGTTTATTGACACCTTTGAGGCCATTTTTTTTCATAATAGCTTTAACTCTATCTGGAACTGCCATTATATCTCCTGTTTTCTTTACGTACTAAGTATAGTGATATTACGTCAATAAAACTATTCGCAATGACAATTAATACTGCCATCAGGACAGTTACATATTTGAATAATTGTTTCATCCATTTAATTTAAATAATAGCTCACTAAATAAACTCTCCTGCATATCTAAATCTTTTTCTAGTATGCGTAGTTGTTCCATCATTGAACTATGTGCTAGTTGTAATTCCTCTATAGTGTTAAATAACCAACCTATTATTGCAATTAATGCTGATAACAAAATTGGTATTAAAGTTTTTGTATCTATTTTTAATGTTGACATTGTTCTCCTACATTATGGCAGCAACAACAACACCACCTACTGCTACCAGTAATCCTAATACTTTATAAAATTCTGCTTTATCTAATTTTTGGTCTAGCTTTTCTTCAATTTTTTCAAGTTTATCTAATATCATTTGATTTAATTCCTTCTGGGTATATCCATTACTTGATTTTGAAGTAGCCATTATGGAAGGTCATCCTCTGACATATAAATATCATCTGACCAGGAATATGCTTTATCGTAGTAGTTACGATTTTCCCAATCATAATTACTTATTCTTTTAATAAAGCTACTAATATCTTTTAAAAAAAATCCTAGTAGAAAACCTACAATAAAATCCATAAATCGGATTATATCATTTATTGTATTAATTTTGTGTAATCTATATCTTTTATTTTTGTGTAATGTTGATACCAAGATAATGAACTCATAGGACCATGTGCAAAATCTGCTTTATCATGTGGATTTGTCCAACTCATACAATGCATAACCATTTCTTGTACTCCTTGAGAGGGAGTTTTAAAATAAGTTATTGCTTTATGTAAAGCATCTTTCCAAAAACTATTTTGTTTTTTATATGGAGATAAATAATGCAACATAATTGTATCTTTACATGCCATGTAATCATTGTGTATGGCTTCATTAGCGTACTCTGCACTATGTTCTCCTGCTATATATCCCCATATATGTCTATATGTTTGTGTGTTAAGCCATGATGTTGTTGCTTCCATAGGTTCTAAAAAATATCCTGATAATCCTAAATACATATAATTATCTTTTATAATATTTTTTCTAATGTAATTATCAAATTTTAAACTGTATATATCATTAGTAACATTTACTTTTTCTTTATCTAATAATTCTTTAAATAATTTTTCAGCTTTTTCTTTTGAGTGTAAATTTCTGTTATACAAAAATCCATAGGTACATTCATCTAAAGTATCTATTGCCCAACACCAACCTATGTCATGTGCTATATGCCTTGAACCATTAAATGGTTTTTTATTTTTAATTTTTGTTTTGTATATCAATGCAGAGTTTACAGGTATATCATTATGTAATTCAAAATTTTTACTGTTTATATCACTAGGCATACCTGTACAATCTATAACATAATCGAATGTTTGAATAGAGTTATCTTCAAATATTAAATCCCATTTTTTATTTGTATATTTTTTATCTACAACTTTTTTGTTGTATATTTTTAAATTTTGATTTTTAATATCAATCCATTCGTTTTTGTTCATACGAACTGCACCATGTTCTTTTAAATTATTTAATACCCAATCTGACATTAAAGCAGTATTAAAATGTATGCCTGAAAGATGTGGTGGAAATGTATGATACCATTCTTTGTTACTTCCCCAATTTTCATACTTTATAAATCTTTTAGGAATTGCTCTAGTTTCTTTGCTGTGTTCAATTAAATCGTATCCTAATGAAAAATGTAAATCCATTGGAGTTATGATAGTTGTTGCTTCTCCTACTCCAACTAATGGTGTATGTTCATCATAAATTAAAGTTAAAGTTGTGTCTTCGATAGGAAAGCGAAGAAAATGTGCAGTGGCAAATGCACCTACACCTGCACCAATAATAGCTATATTTTTTATTCTTCTTCCTGTCTAGCTATTATTCTATATCCATTTTGAAAATGTGATGTGAGCCTTTGTCTATAACTTTGTATATAATCGTAATCTTCTTTTGTAGCTTGTCTAACTTCTAAATCTAAAACATCTTTTCTATTGAAAGGTACTACATGTATAAGAGGAGTACCTGCTGATATCTTTACAACTTCATCAGGTACAATATCTATTTCAATAGGAAAATTAACCATAGGTGCAAAGTCTGAACGAACTACACCAGGTAATATTCTTATACCTTTGTGAAAATCATAAAACATTTCTGTAATTCTTATGCTGTAATTTTTTGGTGTTTTCATAAACCATACATTGTTTATTTTCATTGCACCACCACCAGGTATGTTAGCCATAGGTGCTTCACCTATTTGTTCTTTACTGTGTGTACCAAATGCTGCATCAATACCTTGTAAATTATTTTTCATAGCTTGTCTTACATGCAATTCACCATTGGTATTAAGAAAGTGCATGTCTGTCCATGCAGGTATAACAAATCCTTCGTTCATATACTCTACGATTGCAGGACATGCTTTTATAGTTCTAGCCTTTTCTTTTTGTAAATCTTCAGTAAAACCATCAAACACTCCAGGTTTCATTTTTTTGTACCACTCTGGCACATATTGACTAGCAGGTATAGGTGGATAATTTTCTGCTACACCTTCTTCAAAAGTTATAAATTCTATTTTACTAATTTTTTTGGTCTCCTTTTTATAATTGTTTTTATATGTGAAAAAGTGTTGTGTGTGTATTCATTAATACTTTGTGTATGGTTCATCATTTCTTTTAAATCATTATTCCATGGCACATATTTAAACTCATGCACAGGTTTATTAAACAACAACTCAACTATGGGTTGTCCTTTTTTAATTTGTAAAGGTTGATTAATGTCGTCCCATTGATACGCAGCATTTATAGGTCTAAGCCATGAGTATATATTAAAGCTACCTCCAATAAAATTACCAGGGTACATATCTTTATATTGATATTCTTCAGGTCTGCGTAAATGTATTTCCATATCTTTGTCATCACTAAAAAATACATAAGGTAATCTTAACTGAACTGATGGTATGCCATTTGCCCATCCTTCTTCATCAGTTACTATAAGTACAGACATACGAGTATCAGAACCAAACATAGCATGAGCTGACATACTATTTAATTTTTTATCAAATGGTGCATTTAATCTAAATATTTTTTGATTGTTTTCTAATTGCCATGATGCTTCTGCATATATATTTGCCCATGCAGGTATATAAAATCTACGCTTATTACCAAAATTAACTGATGGACAACCTAGTCTTTTATGTGTTTGTACTTGTTCAAATTCAATAGGGTCATCAAACAAAGCTAAAGGAACTGTTTCGTGCGATACATCATATGAACCAATCATTGTATAACCTACAACATTTTTCATATTTCCACCTTTCTATTTAAAACTACAATGGATACTTTCTTTAGTATAGGTATGTTCTGAATTTATTTGATGACTACTTACATGGTCAGATATTTCTGTTTGTTTAGATACAACATCATTCCAAGTAATACCATCAAATCCATAATTATAAGTATGTGCTGTTATTTTAACTTTATAACCATCACCATTTTGTCCGTCATTATTGTAATCATATTGTAATTCCCATGTTTCAGGAACTGACAACTCAACAGATGGATAGAAAGATACATGTTCTGTGCCACTATCTCCCATGTTAATTACAGTATGAGTTACATCATCAGGAATACTATCAACAAATGTTTGACTTGCTTGGTCCTCAGGGTTGTGATAAACATTCATATTAATAACTTGGTGTATAAGACCATTGTCTTATACCTCCTGCACCTCCAGCTCTGTTTCCACCATTAGCTTGTATAGTTCCATTATTAGTATAGTTACCACCACGAGCAATATTTATTGAGCCACCACCTGAACCTCCACCTCTATGCCATGCCCAACCTGTTGCACCATTCTTACCATTAGCTTGTATATTTCCATTGTTAGTAAAATCTCCACCACAAATTATTATTAATAATCCACCTGTTCCATCAGAGTTACCTTGATTTTGTTGACCTGCAGGATTACCTGCTCCACCACCAAAACTAGCACCTGCACCATAACCTGAGTTCTGAGAACCACCTGCTCCACCATTGTTAGAACCAGCGCCACCTGTTACACCGTTACCACCAGTACCTCCACCTGCACCACCAGAAAATGATGTACCACGACCACCTGGTCCAGGATAATCGTTAGATGATGCTGTACCACCACCACCTGTAGTACCATTTGTATTGCTACCTGCTGTATCTTTATTAGCACCTAGTGCAGGAATATTTTTAACACCATCAATATGTACAGTTTGTCCAACAGCACTAGCACCTCTAGCTGTCATAGATATTGTTCCATTGTTTACAAAATTACCTGATGTATATATATACCAACCACGCTTTCTAGTATTAGGTGTAATGGTTGCTCCCGAAGCAATATCAACATCTCCTGTAAATCTTGTCATTAATCCATAAGTATCTGCTGTATTAGAACCATAGTTAGTAGAAGCATTGACATCAGGGTCAGCTTCCATAACTTCCATATTTAAATTAACACCATTTACATTTACAGTATTACTTTCGTGATTAGATGTACTTACAGTTTGTACTGTACTTTCCATTGGCATAAGTGCTATATGATAATCTAAATATGCAGATTGGTCTGTACCATCATAAGTTATACCGCCTGAAGTTACTATTGCTTTAGACAATCCTAAAGGTGACATATAAAACTCCTATCCAAGTGCTAATTGTGAAAATACTAGGTAGTCTGTTCCATCATAAAATACTGATACAACATCAATAGCACTAGCATCTGTTGTTAATGTTAGTCCTGCAGCACCTGGTGTTTTAAAAGTTGTGGAGTTTATTTGTGTAGGTGCAGTATGACTACCTGTACTTTGTCTAAGTATTACGGTAATAGTTGTACCTGCACCCATATTGTTTATGGTCCAAGTTGTTATATTATCATCAAGTGTTATGTCAAAAACATTTCCATCTTGTACATCTAATGTAAGTGTGTTTGATGTAAAGCTAGTGCCACTATCAGAAGTAGTAGCAATATCTTCTTTATAATCTTTAGCTACAAACTTTGTAAGTTCTTGGTCACCTGCATCTACAGCACCTGTTAATGTACCACCTGATAAAGGTAATTTAGTATCAGCATATGCTTTAATTGATTGTTGTGTAGCACCTTTTGTAGCACTATCAGATGTCATAGTATCTTCATCTAAAAATAATGATGTGTTAACTGCTGTACCATCAGAGTTAATTATTGTACTTACTCTATCATTAACATCTTTAAACATTTCTCCAACAACTGCCATACGAATTGTTGTTCCATCTGCATGTGATGGGTCAGTTGCATGTCTACCTTCAACATCCCTACCACCTGTTACATCAGCTATTACGCCAGAAATAGAATTTACTAAAACTACTTCTCTTTTAGTTAAACTATCTGGGTCTATTACTAAATAAAAAGGTCCTGCTATTGCAGAAGTACCATCACTTGTAGGTGCTGCTGATAGTGTAATTGATGTATCAGATGCACCAATATTACCATCTGCTGTGGTTTCAAAAAAGTTACTAAAATTTAATTCTTGTGCTGTCATTAAGCTACTTTCTCCGTATTAATTGTATTACCAAATGATGATAATCCAAAACTTGCTAATCCTACTATAGCAGAATAACTGATATCGTCTGTGAAATCAACATCTTCATCTATAGGTTTATTGCCAATAGTATCTATTCCTAAACTACCACCTTCTTTTAATAGTAATAACATTGACATAATTAATATCCTACCATATATTTTTTATCCACCAAATCTCATTTTACCTAATATATCTATACCAAATACATAAGTACTAGACACATCTTCTACAACAGGTTGTCTAGTACCACGTACAGTAATTACAGCAAAATGTGTATCTGAGCCTAAAACATCACCTGATGGTATTGGATAGCTTATTCTTTCAACAACACCTCTAATAATTTCGTTAGGTTGAAATATTTCTAATGTAACTGAATTACCTTCAAGTTTTCTTAATTCTTGATACAAACTATCTCCAAGACCTTTTACTGTAATTGGTTTTCTATTAGGTCTTTCAACTCTATCACTTAAATTAACTGGTATTTGAGCCACTACTAACTCTGGTCTAGCTAATGCACGAAACTGTATTGATTTAACTTTAGGTGTATTTACACCATTATTTGAACGTAATATTACTTTTCCAATAATATATCTAGCAACTGCTGATATTTGTTTTTCAGTATCTCCAATACCTGAAGTTTGTTTTAAAGCTAATAAGTAACTTTCATCATCAATATTATCCAATGCTTCAAAAGTATTTGAATACCTTAATTCAACTTCTGTACTGTTAGGCATATCAAATGTAGATACTTCTGCACCTACAAACTGTTTACTTTCTGCTGTAAAAAAATCTGCAGCAGATGTTATAAGGTAACCTTCATCTTCATATGTAGATGTTTCTTTATATACATCAGAACCTTCAACTACTATTACAAATTTACCATCAGATTGTGTAATACCTGATACGTAACTATTGCCAGCTGTTTGTAAATCTCTAGCCAAACCACCTGTTGGTAAGTAATATCGCCACAAATTTACTTCATTTTCATCTTCTTTAACACCCATATAAACACTATCACGACTTACAAACATAGCGTGTGGTGTTGTATCTACGCTATCTACAACAAATTCTTTTACTAATTGTCTATTAGCTAATACATATAAATCATCTGCATTAACAAGTTCTGCTCTGTATAACCTACCTACACTTCTTGTATTTTCTTTAGTACCAAAAAATATAATTCCTTCAGCAGCAGCAAGAGAATGTATTTCTTCAAAAGGTATTTTTGTTTGTCCTTGATTTACAAATATACCAGATGATAATTTAAATGAATATATATTACCATCAGTACTAGCAGCTAAAACTACAGCACCACCATCAACAATACCTGTTATTTGATGTGTAGGTTCTACTTCTATTATTGCATCTACTGGTGCAAAAGCTGATGACCAACTATCTTCAAACGCATTTCCTTCCCATACATACTCTGCAGTACCATCATTACCAGTTACAAATAAAGTGTTTTTAACAAACCATATACCTGTTAATCCACCGCTAGTATTAAAAGATGTGTTATGTGTTTCCCAACCGTGTCCATCTGGTTCATAATGTATAAACTCTGAGTTAGATGTACCATCAGCAGTAGTAAAATATACTGTATTTCCAAATGCAGCAGCACCTGTAAAGTTATAAGTTGCACCATTAGTTGCAGCTAAAATAGTACTCCAAGTTTCTGTACTAGCATCATACTCATGTACAGTTGTACCATCAGTAACGTATATATTACCGTTAGTAGTTTGTGTCATATAGTTATTGCTATTACTAAAAGATAAACTTTCTGCAGCTGTTGTGTATAACAAATGTATATGATATGAAGTTTCATCATCTCCGTGAAATACATCTATACCTTTGCTATCCCAAAATCTATTAACATCATCTGGTTTTCCATCAGCTCTATGTGCAGTATCTAGTCCTTGACCTGCATCAAATCTATTTCTTGAATATATACGACCTAAGTTAGATGTAAAGTCTTCAGGATTTTGTTTAACATTAACTTGTTGTCCTGCTTGTACATCAGATGATTGTATAGTCATTTCACGACCAGGACCTATTGCAGTACGCAATAAAACATTTTCAATTCTACAATCATACCCGTATCTTCTTGGGTTACTAATAAGACTTGTAGTAGCTACTCTAGGCATTATGTAGGATAGTTTATGCTATTAAGTGTTACTGGTTCTGGATATTTAGCTCTTAAATTTTTTCTAGCTTGTTGTATTAATACTTGTTGATACTGCAATAAACTGTTTCTAAGACTATTAGAACTACCTACAGGATAACTTTGTATAGCAATTTGTTCAGTTATATATTTAGCATTGACTTTATTAATATCTTTTCCAGCTAACATTTGAGCAGCGACACCAGCCATAACAATTGGCTCGTATTCTGTTTCTAAACCTACTGATGTTAATGTTGTACTCTCTGATGTTGGAGATACAAATTTCTTTTTAAATGTAACATAACACTCATAACCAGAAGCTATTCCTTGAAATTGTAATGCATGTACTACTTGTGGTCCAGATGTATATGTTTTAGTTCTTTCAATGCTATCTTCATCAGTCCAAGTAAAACCATTAGGTAAATCTACCATTTCTACTGCTACACCAATAAACTTAAGTCCTGTTTCATCATTACCAGCACTAAAATCTGTATATTGAGATATTGCTTTTATAGGTGCTACTAAATAATTATTGTTATCTACATCAGTACCATAAGTACCTATAATCTTATAACCAGTTCCTGATGTTAATGTTTTAGTTTCTACTGCAAATATTGTAGGATAAAGATTTTCTATTTGGTCAGATACAGCATCAAAAACATTTTTACGAGGGAAGGTAGGTGTAACTTTAATTAAATCACCTGAACTATGAGCTGCAGCAGTTGTGCCTCTAGCACCTCTTACTACTGTTATTTCATTAGTAACAGTATTAAGAGCTGTAGAAAACATTAATTCTTGTCCTACTTCAATAATACAACCAGCATCAAGTGCATCTTCTTCTTCAACACTAAACATATTTCCTGCATAAGATATTGTTGTATCTGAATCAGTTATGCTACTTGTTATATATGAATAAGATTCAACACTTTCAGGTGGTTCTAAATATTCTCTATAAACCCTATCTACTAGGTCGCCTATTGTTGTACTCATTAGTACTCCTAACTAGACTTAAATATAAGTTGTATTTTTCTATCTGCTGCTTCAGTTCCGTTAGATGTAACTCTTATAAAACCAGATGATGCAAAAGCCCAACCACTAGGGTCTACTCTTACTACATCTCCTGCAGTAACTGTGTAAGTAACTGCTGTTCCATCTGTTTCTACTACATCTACCCAAGTAGTTCCATCAAATGAAAAATCAAATGTTACGGATGTACCTGTCATAGTTGCAGGAAATACGATACCAGATAATAATAATCCGCCTGTTTGTACTCCTGTAGAATTACTAGCATCTTCTGAAACGTCAATTAAAGCTTGTTTTGATATTTGCATAATGTCCTTACTATAGCAGAAGAAATGGGAGGAAGGTGGATTCCCCCCAAATCTTCAAATTAATTTCTAAGCTACGCCAGAAATCTTTAGGTGATAGGAAGGAGGACCGAAGTCGTATCCCATCTCCATGTAGATTGCTTTTGCAATTTTTGCAGAATCATCTTGGTCAATATCTCTTACGAATACTGTTCCGTATCCAGGGATATTTGTAAAGACTGGCTGTATGAAAGCAAAGTCTAAGATGAATGCTGTGTTTGCAGGTAAGATATTAGGGTCAATGACCATAAGACCAATTGAACCAAATGGTGTAACAATTGTGTCAATATCAATACCAGCGATAGCTCTATCTCTAGGAAGGATAGCACCTGTAATTCCAACATTACCTTCTAGTAATTCTTTGTTTAAGTCAAGCAATTGCTTTGGACTTACGCAAAGTACTGGTTGTTGCATTGGAGCATGTGCGTCATATAATCTCTTTAGAGATTCTGCGACTGCATCCCAAGAAAGAACTTGAGCTGCTCCGCCACCATCTCCATCAACATCGTTGTAGTATACGTTACCACCAACGAATGTTGGAGCTGCTGTATTATCAGCATTAGCATTTAATGCTACCCATTCTGAAAGACCTCTCATTTCACGAGTACCAGCTCCTGGAGTGACGTTAGCACCGTCAGAGAAAGTACCGTTAAATGCGAACCATTCAACTTCTCTAGCTACTTTTTCAAGAGCTAAAGACATTTGCTCTGCAAATTCATCAACAATTGGATTGCTGTTAGCAAGACCTAATTCAGTTCCTGCAGCGTTAGTTCCATCTCCAGCTGATTGTGCAACAGCTGCTGCTGATAGCGTAAATGGATTTTGATGTTGATATGTTGCCATAGCTGTGTAGGTCATCTTTACACCTTTATGGAAAATTTGAGTAACGCTTGTGTAAGCTACTCTATCTCTTCCAAGATATTCTGTAGGAGCTGCACCTTCTTGAGCTTTATCTGGCTCAGAAGAAACTGTATGTGAGTCTGCAGCTTGGATTTGCCAGAAAGTAGATTGAATAACCTTACCTCCGTTTAATCCTCCTGTAGCAGAAAGAAATGGTGTTCTTTGACCACCTACACGGAATAATTCCCCAGAAAAGTTATTAATATTCTGAGAATAAATTGTGTTACCTGTCAAGCTTATGCCTGCCATAATAAACCTCCGTATATTGTCGTATTAAATTTGTTTACTTATTTTTTATCTTGTTCAATCAAATTAAGCTTTGCTCTTAAACTGTCCTTTACAGTACCGTTTTGTATAACATTAGCTAATTGTTCGTTCAAGTTTTTTGGTACATCTGAACTAGAATTTGCATCAAGTGCAGCTACTCTAGCACGTGCATCATCTTGTACCACTGGTTCAGGTTCAGGTTGTGTTATTTCCTCAACTTGACCTGTAGTTTCAAAACCATACTCGTCTTTAGCAAACTGTGCGATAGATTCTGCATCAACAGGACCATCATACACTTGTTTCAACGCTTTACCGAAACCTTTGTCAGTAGATAAACCTAGCTTTCCAAAAACATTATTAATTTCTTTATCTTTAAAAGAAGCTAACTCTGCCTCTAGTTTTTTGATAGTTTCATCTTTTCTATCAATAGTTTCTCTCATTTGTTTTACACCATGTTCATTAGGTGCATCAAATTCTTCCATTAGTACCTCCACTATGTGTTAACCTATCAGACAAGACCATAGGCATCTTGCCGTGGTGCTACCTATAACACTTGACTTATACCTCTGGTAGCTAATAGCTATAAGTCCATTACTCTACGATTTTTAATACGAGCTTTCAACGTAGGCTTCGAAAGCTGATTGCAGGTCTATTATTTTGCGGACCACGCAACGCTATATGAATATTATATACTTAGTCTGCTATAAGTCCAAGTACTTCGTCACCTTTTTTAGCAGCGCCTAATGTAATGCCCTGTGAAGATGCTATGTCAGCTTGTGTACGTTGTACACGTTTTTTAGCTTCTTGTCTACCTAAAGCAGCTTCTTCAAGTGTAAATAAATCTAAATCTCTACCTACAGTTTTAGCTGATTGCATAATGTCAGCAGCAGATTCATAAAGAGTACTTGCTGTTTTAAGTGTCATACCTGCTTTTCTTAGCTCATCAAACCTTTCAAATGATGTAGTAAATCCAGCTGCAGCAGCTCTAGCTTCTATTTGTAATGTAGTTAACTCGCCTTTAAAAAGACCATCTTCAACATCTTTGTTAATTAATGCGCCAAATATTGCATCATCTGTAGCTTCAATATTATAATTTCTAGCAAATAATTCTCTTACTTTAGGAATATCATCTATAACCATGTTATAAACTAAATCAATCCTATCTTGAAACTCTACTGGTGCAACTCCTGTTTTTACTAAATCTTTAAATTGATTTTCAAATTTACTAAAATCTGTAATTCCATATTCAGACAAAGTGTTTTTATAAGAATATACATTACTGATTGCTTCTAATTCTGACATTACTAATGAACCATCTTCTCTTACTAAATAACCAAAATCTCTTTTCCATTCAGAAGTGTTTCTAGTAATACCTAAAGCAGCATCTGCATTTCCTGTTCTAGCCCAGTTTTTTGCAAATATATCTAATAAGTCATCAGAAAAAAAAGAATAAATATTTTGTGCTACACCTAATCCAGTTGCGTAATCAAAATTTGATGTAGAAGATGTAGTAGTTGTAGTATCAGTAGATTCAGTTTCAGGTACAAATTTAACAGTTGTACCATCATCTAAGGTTATATTACCGTCATTATAGGATACGACACCAAGCTTTTCGAATTCTTTTATTTTTGATGTAAGTGTCCAACCTTGCTTTTCATAATCTTCTACTAAAGCAGCATCGACCATTGAATAAGAACCAGTATCTGTACGCATTTGTACTAAAGCCATTAACTTTTACCTCCTGTTATTCTAAAGTCTTGACCTTTAATAACTCCTGAACCAAAACTTTTAGTTAAAGCTGTTAATAAATCAGTTGTAGGTTGTGCATAACCACGTTCTAAACCTTCTAAACGAATCATTTCTTTTTGTTTACCAATATCATTAGTTGTAAGTATTTTATCAAATATTCCATCTTCTTCACTTACATCAACACCCCAGATAGCACTAACTAAATTTTTACTATTGTTCATTATATTTATCCAAGGTATATCTTTATCCCAATTAGAGTTAAAAGCATATCGTTCTTCTTTTAATTGATTTTCAAAATCTTTTGCAAAATCTGGATTATTTACATATGAACCTGCTAAATCACTCATTTGCGACAAGTAAGGTGCATGTAATGATTTAGGCAAATAAGTATCTAATAAATTTTGTATTTTATCTTCACCTTTATTTGAAAAACCAATATCTCCATTATCTAATACTTTTTGAAAATCTGCTGATACTGTATAATTAGAATTTTTTTGTGTAGCTGCAGTTAATTCAGTTGTTAATCTGTTATTACCCCAAGCACCAGATGCCCATTTTCTAGCAGCATATTTCATACTATCAGTATCTAATGTTGCTTCTAATGTTTCTAATATACCGATAACTAAATTATATCCATCAGTTTCTAAAGACTCAGCAGCTAGCTTATCTTTACCATATTTTTTCATACGATTAAACATATCTCCGCTATAACCGTATTCGTTTATTAAACTATAAAATCTATTTTCAGGGTCTAGTTCTAAATTTGTTTGCCAATTTTCTGGGTCTTCAATCATTGCTTCAGCAACTAACATTAAGTATCTATCATCATTGCCCCATGGCTCACTTTCAGCCATTGTTTTTACTTTTTCAATAGTTCCAGAAATTACATTACCTTGATTTTGTATATCATAAATATCACCAGCAGCCCATAAATTATTGTTATCTTTTATATCCTGCCATTGTTTTGCATCATAATTTTTATATCCTGCAATTGGTGTAGTAAGTTTTCCTAATGAATTAAAACCAATACTAGGTGCATCAGTAATATTACCTAATTGGTCTTTAGTTAAAGTCCAATAAAAAATAGTATCGCCTTCTTGATATGCTAAATAAAACTGTCCTTCAACTTGAATTAACGTAGTACCTTTTGGACCATAATTTATTTCATATGACATTATTTACCTAATCCTTTAATCATACTAAAAACTTGTTCTGTAGGAGTTTTACCTTTACCTAGTTTACTTTCTGCATATTTAGTTTCTAACCACATACCAGGAGATAATTTCATATTCTGTGCAAAGATATTTCCAGCTGTTTTTAATATGTTTTCTTCTGTTTGACTTGCAATATCTTTTTCACCCATTAATGCAGCTGATTGACCTAATTGGGCTTGTGCTAAACCACCTTCACCAGCACGTAATATACCAGCTAAAAAGTTAGCAGCTTCTGCTTTTACCCACCAAGCAGCAACTGAGCCTAAACCTGCAGCTCTAAGTCCTGCTTCTAAACCTTCTGATATAGGGTCAAGTACTGCACCTAGTTTAGATATACTACCTTTAGGCAAATTATTTTTTGTTTCTATATCATCTACTATATTTGTAGGTGTGTCTGCTGTAAGTAAATAATTATATTGTGCAGATAATTCTTGTTGAAACTTTGACATACCTTCAGGTTTTTTTCGTGGGTCAATAGGATTACCTTCTGCATCTAAATCCCAATTTTCTATGTCTGCTAATACTGCATCTTCTATTGGAGATGGTTCTTCCCAATCTAACAAAATAGAATTTATATCTTCTAGTTCTCCTGGTCCATAAGGTTTTTGTAAATTATATTGGTCTTTAAATAATTCAAGTTTATCTGCAACATCTTTATTAGTATATTCTAATAATTGTTCTGCTTTATCAGCAGGAAGTCCTTTAACAAATTCATCATAATCCAAATATCTTTTAAGTAAACCTTCTTTTAATGGTGATGTTTGTATGTCATTTTTAATAATTCTTTCTAATTTAAGTCTTTCATCTACTACATTTGTAGGTGTATTATTATCTTCCATTAGCTACCTAACCTCCAAGCAAGATATTCTTTTTGCATTTTTTCTACTTGAGCAGCATCTTGCATAAATTCTATATCAGATTCTAATTCTTCAGTAAGCTGTCTTTGTGCAGCTTCTAAAGGATTTTCTACTGAAAACTCAGGTTTTAATTCTTTAAACTCTACATAACCACCAACTGGTTGTTGTTCTGCACCCATTGCTTTAAATGCATCAGCACCATAATATGTGTTATAAACTTCATTAGCTCTAATAGCTTTATCTTGTGCTATTAATGCTTGTACATATGGTGACCAATCTTTAGCAATTTGTTCAGCAAAATCAGCTTTACGTCTATCTGACATTTCTTTATTATGTAATGATTTATAAAGACTAAATAATTCATCTTCTAATTTTTGCTGAGTAGGTTCAATAACTTTAGCTCTAATTTCTTTAGCAGCTTCTATATCAATTGTTTTTCTATCAGCTTTAGCTTGGTTAAGCCATTCATCTAAAGCAATACTAAATATTTCTCTTGATTCAATTACTTGTTCACTTAGTTGTGTATTTGCAAAATCTACACCACCAAATAATGAATTTATTTTTCCATCAATAGTACCTTGTTCAAAACCTTGCATGATTTTATCTTGCAAACTATTACGTTCAAATCCACCTGGTGCATAACTGTCCATTTGTTCTATTGCATAGTTCATAACTTCTGCAATAAAAGCTTTTGTTATATTACCTTTAATACCATTTACTTCATCACCTAAATCTTCTTCAGTTATATATCCAGCTTCAATTGCTTTATCTTGAATAGCTGCTGTTTGTGAAATAGTTAATGAACTTATAAAAGCATCAAAAAAGTTTGTAGCAGGAAATATATTATTTTTATCTACTTTAACTGTTTGTATCTGTCCATCTACAATTACAGGATTACCCTTTTCATCTTTAACAGTTAGATATCTATCATCTGATGTAACACCAAATGGATTAATTGGAACAATAGGTTCATTTTTATTCGCTAAATTTGTTAAAGCTTGATTTACCCATAAAGAAATGCTTTGAATAGGTGTAGTTTCATCTAGTAATAATTGTTCTAATACAGCTGATACTTCTGTATTTAGTCCATAACCTGAAGGATTATTTATAATATCATTTACTTTTAAACCTGTTTCTTGTTCTAAAGCAGCTATTTCTTCTGGTGTAGCCATTACGGATTAATTACCTCTCTTACAGCATCAGAACCTAATGTTCTTCTTTTTTCCTCTAAAGCTGTAGTATAGTCTAACATTTCTGTATCTCCAGCAAATAAACGTATAATTACATTTTGATAAACAGATAAAAATTCTGGATATTCAAGTATCGTTGCATATGCAGCATCAGCAGCACGTTTTCTCATAGTAATAGCTACAGGGTCTTTAGAGTTTCTCCACCATGTAGTAGAACCAGTTCCGCTAAGTACTTGCGATTCTTTAACTAGCTCAACCCAATAATTATTGTAATATTCTTTAAAACCACGACCAGCTTCATAATTACTAGGAAAATCTAATGTAGTCCAATATGTTTCCATTTCTTCAAAAATATCTTGTGGTGTAGCTGTTTTACGTTTACCGTAAGCATCATTGTATCCAGGATATGCTTCTTCTAATGCATTAGTATATGCTTTAATTAAAAAGTCAGAATATTTATTATCTCCAAAAGTAGCTCTTGTTTTTTCAGCATATCTTTGTTTTCTAAACCAAGCAGCTGTGTCATTTGCAGCATATAAGTATTCATTAGGATTTCTAGTAGTTTCAAATATCATTTGGTCAAATGTACGTTCTGCTTGTGGATTAGAAGGATTTAAAAAGTTGTATGAGTTAGGTAATAACTGTATTTCTTTTTCATGTTCTTTTTTCCATTGAACAACAGAACGGTCATAAACTTTTGCACCAGCTGTTCTATCTTTAGTTGTAGTAGTAATATATGCATGGTCTATACCGTAAACATCATAAAATTCTTCAGCTGCTGCTAATTGATTACCAAAATGTTTTTCAACTAATTTACTGTATTCTTCAGATAAAACTGCAGTTGACCACCATTTACCTGTTTTATCTGTTATTGCTGATTTAAGAACAAAACCAGTTGGTAAAGCAAACTGTGCTAATGCTCTTATGTTTAATGATTGTTGAGCTTTTAATGCAGACCATCTTAAAGTAGCTTTATCTAAAATTTCTGGTGTTAATTGTCCAGGTTTGTAAGGATAACTTTCTGCACCTGTTTTTTGAAAGTAAGTTAATAATTCATCAAAACCAATAACTTCACGTTTGCCATCCCAGTTATCCATTAAGTCATTAATATATTTATCTAACTCACCATTCTTAAGAAGTCTTTGTTGGTCATAACTACTTTTAACTGCTTCGTATAGGTTTAATGTAGATTCAGCACGCATAGTCATATGTACATCATTCATATCCCAATTAATAAAATTGTTATCTTCATCAACATATGTGTCACTAAATGTTTCAGCAATTAAATCAAGGCCACCTTTACCATATTTTGTACCAGCTCTATACTTTGAAAAATATGGATTTTTACTACCTAATATTGCTTCTTGTAAATCTTTTGGTGGTGGAAAATCTCCAAAAAATTGGTCTTGAAATGATTGATTTACTTCAGTAGCATCCATAAGTTCATTTAAATAAAACTGTATCATCGGTTGTGTAGAAGGAAATTTTTGTGTACTAACCATATTTAAACCACCTGAATAACCTTTAGCTACCATTTTAAAGTTAGCACCATCACCATAAAGCATATTGTTATATCTTTCATTCCAAGGATATAAAAATACTGACTCATCTGATACAGGGTCTACACCGAAAAAACCTTGCCCACCATAAACTTCTGTACCTTCTAATGTTTTTAATCCTTTATTTGCATAATTAATATTTCTGCCCATAAATGGATTTTTCATAAATGCTGTTCCCCAACGTTTACCTATTTCGATAAATACTTCAGGGAATGGAAATACATTTCTTGTAACGTCAGATATTCTATGCCTATTTTTAGTATCATACAAAAATGATTTCATTGTTGTAACAGCATAAGCATTAGCTAAATCAGACCAAGCTTTGTAATTTGTTTGTGTACCAGATTGTAATGCAGCTCTACCTTTTATTTTTTTAATCATATAGTTAGGTATTTTTGCTTCAACTGCTTCATTAATAAATTTAGCTTGTGTTGCTTTATCAAATTTATGTATGTTTGAAGATAAAAATATCCAACGATATTGTTTAAATATCGGACTTCTATTTAATCTTGCTAATGGAGATGACAATAATGTTTCAAATATGCTACCCATTAAATTATCATAATCTTGTAAAGCTCTATTTAAACCAGCATATTCAGGATTTTTTGGAAGTATTGCATAACCAAAATCATATAACAACTCTCCATCATCACCTACAGCTGTTATATAACTTTTAATTGCTTTATTTAGTTTAGCTCTATCTTTTGGTTTATAAATTTCATACATATTGTCATATTTAGGAAGCATGCGTACTATAGTGTCATTTATTTCATCATAAAATGTACCTGTAGCTATTCCTTTACGTAATTCTGTGCTACCTGTAAAACCTTTACTAACATTAAAATCATCTGTACCATCTGCTAATCTAAAATAATCTACGCCTTCTTCTAGTGACATACCAGTATTCATTCGTATTTCAAATTCACGTTCTCTTAAATAACGTAACCAATCTTCTTGTTTTCTAATATCATATTTACCTATTTGAGTTTGAGTAAAAGTTGAACCTGTTGCATCAATAAGTTGTTGCCTCATTTCTGCAGCTTCTTTTGAAGTAGACCATGCAAAAATATCATCCCAGCTTTCAAATCCAGCTACCCTACGTGATATAGGGTCTAAATATAATTTTTCAAATTGAAATAATCTTGCATTAACAGAATTTTCATTTAATCTTCCTGATTTTGTAGTAGGAGAAACAGGAACATATATTGTATTTTTTTTGTTAATTTTTGCAGTATTAAAATTATTGTAACTTAAATTAGCTGAAATAGCTTCGTGATGTAGGTGACTTAAAGTTATTTCATTTACATCTTTACCACTATCCATAACTTCTTTCATAATTTTTTTAACCCATGAACGTTTAGGTAAATAACCATAACTAAACAACCATTGAAAATAAAACAAAGGACTATCTAACATTCCTTTTATATCTGGATGCACTGCAAAATATACTTGTTCTTCTAATAAAACTCTTTGTGTTAATGCAGGTTTTACAATTGTTTTAGGTTTAAATAATCTACCCATCCAACCATCTAAAACTAATGTAAATATATCTCTATCAATTTGTTTACCAGGTATTTTTAACCCTTTAATACCTTCATCTCCTAATTCTTGTATTAATGTTTTAACACCATCCATAAAAGTTAAATTTTCTAAATCAGGTATTTCATCAAAAAATACACCTAATGTTCTATCTACTACTCTTCTATTTAACAAAGGCGCACCCATATTTGCTGCTTCAGATAATTTAGTAATTGTTGGTATAAAAGTTGTTTCACCTGTATCAGGATTTGTCATGCGTGCAGTCCAAGGACTATTAATCATTTTACCTTTAGGGTCAATAAGATAAAGCTGTATTTGTTCTTCGTTATTAAATACTTTGTCATAATGTCTTTGTAGAATTTCAGCACGTTTAGGATTACGTGCAAGAGCAACATCATCTATTTGTGCTTCTGCTAATTTTCTTGCAAATTTATTAACATTGTTAATTGTATATTTCATATCAAGAAATTCATTTAATAAATCGTTTGCTTTATTTAATCCCATACCTGTAGTCATAAGTTGTTTAACAACATTGTTATAACCTTCAGTCCTATTAGAATATGAAATCATTTTTCCAGGTAATATAGATAATTTTTTTCTCCAGTATGGTGACATACCTGCTGTCATTTCAGAATAAAAACCTAGATTTCTACCTAAACGCTCACCTGTTTCTTTCCATTTATAAAAATCGTTTACATTAAGCGCATTTACATCATTTGCAATATTAGGCTTAACAGTCTGCAAACGACTAGCAACACCCCTATAAACGCCTCTAAATGTAGTATCAACGGTTTCTATAGCCTTTCCTACACTTCTACCTGCAATTGAACCTATTGATGGTAAACCAGAAACTCTACCACCTGTTACTTTTTTAACAGCTTCGTTAAGTAATAAAGACTGACCTTTTGGTAATGTATTTAAAAAGAACGGTGTATCTACACCTTTAACTTTATAACCATCGCCATAAGCATAAGTAAAAATATTTTTAATTTCTTGTCTATCATCTGTTTTAGATAACAATTGTTTTATTTCAGGTGGAAAATTTCTTGTCCAAGAGTTATTGTCAAACTCTAATAAATTAGAAGTTTTTGATATATCGTCAATTATTCCAGCTTCGTCTAGTCTATTTACTAATTTAGCTTCAGTACCTGCAAAAACACCCTTAACAGTGCCGCCAATAAGACCATACTCTTTACGTAATTTTCTTGTTTCTTTACGAGCTAACTCTAATGTTTCTTTTAATTCAGGTACAAAGTTTTTATTTTTTGTATTTACTATATCAATAGAATCAAGAGTACCTTGTATATCTTCAACAGCTTTACCAGTTAATGGATTTTTTTGATTTGTATTTACCCAATCAGTTACTATTTCAGATTTTTTAACTGGACTATATAGTTCTTCATAATCGTTTAATCTATTAACAACTTTAAGAAGCTCTCTACCTTTAAATAATTTACTAATAACTCCACCAGTTACTAACTCAGGAATAATTCTAGCTTTACCATCAATCCAACCAGACATAGAATTATATGCTTCAGAACCTACACGGTGTTGCATAGATGCTTCATACCTACCTTGTGAATAAGGTATCTTTACGCCTAGTTTTTCATTAATATTCATTTCATTTCGCATACCAGCTTCCTCTGCCATTTCAGGATTGTATATAAATCTCCTACCAGCAAATGCTTCTATACGATTAGGATTTTGAATAGATGTCCAATTTATTTCACCGTCTTCATTTGGTTTAACAATTGGCTGACCAATTTTAGAATATATATATTTCTTAGCTTCATTTTCAGGCATTACTTTAAGTAAGTCTTGATACTCAGGCATATTTTCTGCCATAAGTGATTCAACAGAAATAATCTTACTTCTGTTGTAATTAAGAGGTTGCCCTAAATTAATTTGATTTAACATTTCAAATAAATAAGGACTACCACCTAATTCTTTAGCTTCTTGAGCAAATTTAATCCATTGTTTAGTTTCAGCTAACCAATTTTCTTTTTGACCTAAACCTTCAACTTTAGTTGCACTTACATCAATAGGGATAAATTTTTGTGCTTCTTCTTTTGTATAACCTGCTTCCATGTATCTATCTAAAGCATTTAACTGCTGTGCATACGCCCAAGTTCTTGAGTTAAACATCATATGATTATTTTTAACTAAATATTGACCACCAGGAATAGTAAATAACATTTTTTGTAAAGGATTTAAATTATTATATTCTTCAGTAGTAACAAATTCATTTGTTTCTCGGTTGTAATATGGTTTATCAGTTAAAGTACCTGAAACATTAAAAGGATTGTATTTTACATTTAATTCTGATAATGCGTCTTGTAATGCAACAAACCATAAAGAAGTTTGTGTTTTACCAACTTTTATTTGTTTATCTTCACCTCTAAAAGTACCTACAACATATTCTGGAATAGAACCTAAACCAAATAAAATATCACCATAGTTCATGGTCATATCTTCAATATATCTACCTTGATTGTTTTTTTCTCTAGTTGCTTCCCAAACTTCACCTTTTTGTGCTAATTGATTTTTTACATAATCATCTGTTAAATCTTGTATTGATTGACTATCTACAGGTAATTGTTCGTTTTTAGCTAAAGGGTCTAATATTTCAATAGGCAAAGCACCATAACGTTCAGATAACGCACTTAATCTAGTTGCATACTGTGGATTATCTTTTAAATATTTTTCTGCAGCAGCATACTTTTGACGTTCAAGATTTGCGTTTATTCCAAACTCTCTTTGACTAATAAAGCTATTTAACATTTATTTTTGTGCTTGTCTTGCGTTATATAGTTGTTTAAATATTAAATTATCAGGATTACCAGATACCAATGTTTCTAGTAATATATCGTAATCATCAGCTAACAATTGCGGTGGGGGAGGAGTGTTTCGACTTAATATTCCACCTTCAGTTGCACTTTGTTCAGGACGTTCAGTACCACCCATAATAATATTTTGTAAACTACCTGTAGTTCTACTAGGAGCTGCTTGTACTTTAACGCCTTCATCTTTTGGTAAACCACCTACAGCTTCTTGCGCTTTAACAAATTCTTTGTTTTCATTGTAACCAGCATTAGGTAATCTACGAATAGGTTGTTTAGCATTAGCAGCACCGCCATCTGTTCTATTCATACCTGGACCTGCACCAGGACCTGGAGCTTTAACAAAAGCTGGTTTCTTTGGAGTTCTTTCTCCGCCTCTACGATTCTTTGCCATTATAAAATTCCTTTGTAATTAATATCAATAAGCCAGGTTGTGGCTGTATAATTTCAAGAACATTTTCAGATAATATATCTAATTCGTCAATGACACCATATTCTTGATACACCATTTCCCAAAACTCACCTTCGTAAAATTCATCCATTTTATAAACCAAAAGCAGCTGCCATGTTAGGAGGTTGTCCTCCACCTTGCATCATTTGTTGCTGCATTAATTGTTGTTGCATCATAGCCATTTGTTCAGGAGATACTTGTGGCTCTTCTGGAGTATAAAACTGTTTAAATATTTCCAATATTGCTGCTGGATTTTCATAAACAGCTATAGCTGCCATAGTAGCTTGTGCATCACCTTGAGCAGACCTTTGTAATAATGCATCAAATAAAACACTTTCTGCTTTATTTTTTCTAATACGTTCTTGTACTTTTTGTATATTTTCTAAACCATCAATGTTATCTTGCAATGTTTCGACATCAATAACACCAGCTTGTAGTAACTGCAAACCAGTAACAATTTTTTGTGGTTCGTCAAAACCAGCCATAACACCATAAACACGTCTAGTTCTATAGTCACCACCAATATCTTGTAATGGTGTATAGTTTTCAGAAAATGCAGTTCCGTTTAAATAACCTGCCATAGGTTTTTTACCTACAGCTTGAGAGTAAGATAAAACTGTATCCATCTCTAAACGTTTAGCATCCATTTCAACTAGACCATGTTTAATGATTTCTCTATACTCGTTAATCATTAATGACATTGCACCGTTAAGTTCTTGCAGACCAGCACCAGTAACAAAACTGTTTGGTGACTGTGCATCATCAGTAACTGGGTAACCACCTACTAAACGAAGCTGTCTTTCCAACCTATCGATTTGTTGAAACAATTGATATGGCATATTGTTTTGTGGTTTAGAAACTTGTGTACCAGGAGCTAGATAGTTAACAGCAAATCTACCTTTTCTATATTGTCCTGATTCTATCTCTCCTGATATGTTAGTTTCTGTAAATACAGAATCTTCCATAGCAATTGCTGACATAATATTAATCTTTGCCATCATTGCCATTAATCCAATTACATGGTCGTATTGACCTTTAAGCATGTCAAAAGATACTCTCTTAACAAATACAAATGGTGGAGTTGATAGTACGTTAGGAATAAAATCTAAAATTAATCTACGTTCTGGGAATATTATGTATGTACCACCTTGGTCATAATACTCGACAACACGAACACCTTGGGATGTATTATCTTCCCACTGTTGTTCACGGTTAGTATCATATGACATAAATGGTGTAGCATAATCTTGATATTCTTCACCTGTTTCGTCATCATCATCTTGTTTTAAAATTTGTTCTGCAAACTCAGGATATATCTGTGCAAGTTTATATCTAGGTACTCTACGTACAACAGCTAACTCTCTAGGTTTTTGGTCTGGACCAAAGTTACCTGGGAATGTATCAAACGGGTCACGTAGTTCAGCACTAGGATAATAAAAACCATTTTTATCTCTTTTAGTTGTAATTACCCATGCACAGAAACCATAACCTGGTAGCCATCTAGAAGCTTGTGCTAATTGTAAACTTAAGTTTTGTTTTTCATCATAGCTAGTAACAATACGTTCTAGTTTTTCTGCTCTGTTTTTTGCTCTAGCAGAATCTACTGCATTAGGAATATCTACACGTACATTAGGTACACCTGATATTTTTTGTGCAAGTCTA